ATCTGCTGTGCAAGCTAGTTCTCTACCACCTGATGTAGTGTCTTCCTTCTCATAGTCTGCTAACTTAGACCAATCAATTGACTCAGGCATCTCTTGTGACAAGGCATAATACTTTGCTTCATCTATATCTTGGTAAGGTGCTTGAGCATATGTGTGGTCACTGAATGGTAAGAAGGATATACCTGATACTTCATCAAAGTTCTTGTACACCCATGCTCCCACATCCATCCACTCATCTTCCTTGACAGACACAGTAACAGAAGGCTTGTGCTCACACCAATGTCTTTGGAACATGAGCCAATACTCTAGCTGTTCAATAGCTGACATCTGTGTTCTAGTGACTGCACCTGAAGGTGACTTCATTGGAAAGCTGAACACAGTAGTGCTATCAGGTTTCATAACACAAGGCTCATTTGGTATACCACTCTCCTTCATAAACTGTGTCAATGGGTCTTTGTTATCCCCACGTACAGTTCTGATGTAGTAGTCATTGTGTCTAGCATGAATACCTGAAGCACTGTCAACTAATTGACTAACTGTACCACTTGGTTTTACACAAGTAATAGCAGTTGACTGTGGTATACCTAAGTCTTTAGCCATCTTCTTATTAGTTTCTACTGCCACTTCTCTTAATATAGAGAGAACTTCTTCTGTCCATATGTTATTATCTAGGATACCTGTTAGGGAAACTCCTAATAATCTTTCTTCTTCTGTATTATCCTTCCATATCTTACGTAAATATTTAAAGCTAGTAAGAGTAGATTGTAATGTACCTAGTATAGTAGCCATACGTACTTTCTCTGTTAGAGATGCTAAGTCATCCGTAGCTCTACATACTACCTCAGTTAGGTTACAGAACTGATATGGTCTAAGTATGATTTCACTACAGGGATTACAACCAAACTCGTGTTCAATCTCTCGTCTACCATTCTCAGATGCCTTAACTTTGGCTGCTTGTCTGTTGAAGATACCACGTTCACCTGACTTAGATTCATATAATGATGTCCACTCTCGCATGAATGTACCCATCTCAGGCTTACCTTTAAATGCTACAGAGTTATTGGCTAGTGCTCTCTGCCCTTCATTCTCCCACCATTGACCTGACTTAGCGTGTCTCATTTGGTCATCACCTAAGTTAGACAAAGAGATGAGAGCAGACCTACGTACTCCACCCACAACTACAACCTCACCTATCTTACACATAAGGTCGTGGCACTCAATAGGAAATAGTCTTCTACCTTTAGCACCTTCAAACTTCTGTATGCAGAATTGAAACAGCTCAACTAAAGGTGCAGGTCCTGATGCTCTACCGCCAAATGTTTTTAGTCTAGCACCTGCAGGTCTTACCTCAGATACATCCCATGTAGGAACTTGTCCTGCATATAATAAAGATATTAACTCTCGTAATGCACGTGCCCAACCGGGTCTACTATCAGCTACTTTTATTATTGTAGATGACTTCTCAAAATGCTCATTGACTACAGGTAGTTTGTCTACACTTTCTCTTTCAACAGAGAAACCTACACCTGTACCACACATTAAAATGTACATACATTCATCAAATGAACGTGGACTATCTACAGGTATGTAGCTACAGTTATAACCACCCACGTGACACCTGTCTAGAGCTGGTCCTGCAGTCATTAAGGCTCTCATGCTAGGCATCACACCTAAACTCATTATCTGCTCTGTAAGCTTATCTTTTAAAGCTTTAGTAATAGTGTACGAATAGTTCTTCTTAAGGTGGTCAGACATGTAATTAAAGTATCTGTCTACTGTCTCACCCCAATTCTCTCTCCTCTGTTCATCTTCCTTCCATCTTGCATAGCGAGAGAGTGCTATGAAGTTTTGGTAGTCCGTTGGTAAATAGTTTTGTATCATGTTTATTACTCCGTTATTGTTTTTATGTTCTTAATTTTAGTTCCTTCTACATCATAGAAGTATTCTTGTATGCCTTCTTCTATTTCTATTCCTACATTCTCATCAGCAGGTATAGGGTACTCTTCAGGGTCTATCTCCAATGTAAGAAATACTTTAACTTTTATCATCGTAGACCTCAATAAGTTTATTTAGATACCATTGTGCTTTCCTTAAGTCTTCTACACCATTCTTGTATCTAAATCTCCATAGGTACTTAACTATGTTACCTTGTAAATAATAGTCAAACCCATCCACTAACATAGCTTCTAAGGCATCAATGGTTTCAATACCTGCTTTGTTATAATGGACAGGACTATTAACCATGTCCTGTTTTGTATGCTCTACTTCTTTAAGTTTTCTTGCCATATAATCTGTATACCTTTCCATTATGCATTGCCTTCAGTGTCCGAATCAATAGTTATATGTATAACATTATCTTTGACACCAACTATGTTAGCTTTTGGTTTGTTCTTTTCTTTTATCATATCATGGTAGTCTTTGTCAACAACCTTTTCTATAAAATCATTTATGTCATCACGAAGTTCGTTGTCATCTTCTGTCAAAGGAACTATTGCACACATCATCTTGCACAAATGTAACACTTGATAATAATCGTCATCGTTCATTTTATTATCAGGGTCTGTTATTATTCCTATGTCAACAGCACCAGTCCATTCGTGCCTTCTGTTAAGGCTAGGTCTTACTCGTATAATAAAGTCTTTTCTTAATAGTCTTGCTCTTACCCTTCGTTTTTTTCTAGGTGTCTTATCCATAATCTATCTCCTTTTTATCTTTGTACCCTTAAACTTTATGAAGGTAGGGTGCTTATTCTTACCCTTCTCTTTTAACCATTCTTCAGGAATAATCCTGTCATAGTATCTAAAGCCATGTTTCATGCACCACTGTGCATACGTTGACTTAGCACCCTTGCTTAGTTTACTTCTACTGTTTGTAAATACAAATCGTATATCTAGATTAGGATGTTGTTTCTTTATACATAAATGTTTCTTTCTGTCAGCTGCTAAGAATCTTCCTTTGGTTTCTATTATAATACCATTGTTTAATATAAAGTCAGGGGTATAGGTTCTGTAGGTTAAATCTTCCCACTCTATCTTAATAGATTCATAATCATACTTGTGCTTATGTTCCTTTAAGTATAAGGAGAGGGCATGCTCTAACCCACTCCTATACCCATATTTTATAGCTTCTCTACGAACACTATGAGGTGACATTTAATTCAACATAGTTTACTAACTTAGGGAACTGTGCCTTAGATTTAACTGAAGGTAACTCTTTCAAGTTATCCCAACAAGAGTGTTTGTAGTTACAAAAACTGCAACTAACTCCTAGTATCTTGTTGCCTGTAGGTTTACCCCTAAAGGTTTCCTCAACAGGTTCAAAGCAACGTGCAAACTTATTATGCTTTACAGTCTCCACTGTTGCTTCCATCTTCTTCATCTCATAGTCTGCATCAGCATTTTGTGCTGATACATATTTAAATGCACCATTAGCTTTATTGATTACCCACCAACCACCAATCTTTTTCTTGGCTGCTTTTGCATAACCTACAAGCTGACTGACGTAGCCAAAGGGGTCACCCTCACTCAATGTCTCAAAGGACTCAAACTTATTATCGTATGACCAAGCAGATGCAGACTTAACATCGTCAACTGCACCATCTATAACTAAGTCATACGTGCCTGATACCTTTGTGTCTCCTATATTTAAGGATACATTCTCAGGTTCTTCATACTTGACACCTGCACTCTTGAGTATACCCTTGAAGACTGCTTCAACTATATCGCCTAACATCATGTTCATCATAAAGTTATTTGGTTTAGCTGAAGCAACTTCAGGTTTATTCTTCTCAAACCACAGTTGACAAGTAGGTCTCCCTAAGTTGGACATACGTAAAGTGAAGTCACCCCTTTTGTTATCCCCACCAAACTGCTTTCGCAGGGCATCCATAACGTCATTCCCTACCTGTTGAATTACTTCTTCAGACATAGCAGACTTACCATTGACAGCATCAGACATGTACTGATGTACTGCGAGTTCAGCAGGATGGTTCATTATGCTACTTCTTCTGCATCAATGTCTACAAAGTCCTCGACTGTACTCATGTCTTCATCCTTCATATCTCTGTTTGCATTCTCACTCCAAGCATTTATTATATACTCATTGTAATTCTGCACCCAAGCTACGAAGTCAGCGAACCTTGTCTGCTCTGCATCGCTTAAGTCTAATACAGATGTAACATCAAGAGATGTGACAGGTAGATAGAAGCTATTACCATTAGGTAACTTTCTCTCTTCTGTATTCGCTGTAACGATATGTTGTACAGGCAGTCTCTTCATCTTGGCGAGTTGAGAAAAGATAGCACCTACACTTTTAAAGGCATCCCTATTCTCTACTTCCCATATGAAAGGAAGACTGTCTACTTCTACAGGATTACCTGCACTATCTGTTGGATTGATTAATTCAATCGTACCAAACACTGCACGTACTCTTTTAATCTGTCTGATTAAATCCTGCATCTTCTCAGGCAATGCCTTGAAGTCCTTAATCCAACCTGATGGTTTACCACAGTTGAAGCCACCATCATTATCTTTTAAA